TGAAATTCCAATTCCGTTAATATTAACAGAAGGAGCCGGTGGGGCTATAGAATTACTTAGGTTAACGATAGATCCATCACACTCTTGAAATTGTACGGCGGCTAATACTTGAGGTATTGCAGATGTTGTGTTATTATTCTCTGCTGTTGTACAATCTGAATCTTGCGGAAGATTAGGGCTAGTCGTTATAGGACTTAACTTAGTATAACCTTCGGTTAATAATTGATTTCTAAATACTACAGTTTGAATAGATAGAAAATCTCTGAAAAATTCAGAAGATTTAGTAGTTCCAAAAGCTGCTTCAATTTCAATTCTCTTAAAAGTTCTTCTAACCGCTCCATTTAAACAGCCAGAAGCTCTTAGCTCTTCCGATAAAGTAATATTAGAGGGTGGTGAAGGAGGGAGTGGGCCTCCTCCTCCACTAATAGAAGGACAATTAGTAGGTAATGGGGGGATGGAATCAAAAGCAGTTACTACACTAGTATTTCCGTTTCTTTCTAATTGTGCTTTATATGTAGCGGCAATGCTATCTCTAAACTGAACATTAACTTGACCAAATGAAGAGCTATCAGGTCCCTGCGGACCGCAAAAAGAAGCATTTAACGTTACTGTAGAAGGACCTGGTCCAGTAGGTCCTCCCGGTGAGGGACCTGGCCCAGTAGGTCCTTCCGGTGGTGGAATTAGTGGTACACAAGAAGATGGAGATGCGGGAGATAAAGTTACAGATACTTCTGTAAAACCTGAATTTTCCAAAGATCTTTGTATGCCTCTTATCTTGACGGATCTGTCATTTAAATCTGTATAAGTTATAGTGTCTCTACTAAAAATCGGAGTTGTACCATTACAGTATGTTATATATACAGTAGAAGTTGTAGATTGTACTATTTCTCCAATACCACCAAGATTTCCAAAGTCCGGAGTAAAGCATGTTAACAAAGGTGCAGGAGAATTTACTCCTACTGTATAAGGAATATTACCGTTTCTATAATTACTAGTAGCTTGATCAATAGCATTTTGTCTAGCACTAGGGTCGTTTGGATTTATGGAATATGTAAAACTAATGTTATTTAAATTACTATTAACGCAGTAATTTATATTTATAATTAGGCTATCCGTTCTTATAGTATTCGTTATAGGATTATTAGGGTCATAGAACCATTGATCATAATTATTTTGATAATTTTGTCTATCAAAAAAAGATAGACTATTTAGAAAATTTTGTTGATCTTGTTCGGATAAGTAATAAAATACTGCATAATCTATAAAATCCATTGTACGATATGTTTTCTCTATTAAATATTTATTCTTAGAAATCTAGTTTTACTTTCAGCAGAGCTTCTCTAGTAAAACTTTTTTGTAAAGGTTTTGATAGTTTAGCCACCGCAAGTAGTTCGTAAGAATTAGAATACATGCCTACTGTTGTAATATATACTTTAGGATCATTTATAAAAGTGGGTTGTGAGAAGTCTCCTTCTGAACCTGTTATAAATGTTGGATTATTACTAAAATTATATCTGTCATTTCTAACTCGTACAAAATAGTGAGTAGATTTTACTTTTTCTGAACTTCTAGCTTGAAACCCTAATTTATCTCCTGACAAATCTTGGAATTTACCAGACCCAGACATAGATTTATATAATTTAAAGGAATTATCTCCTGCAACTTCCGAACCAGAAACCGTACCAAATGAAGCTGACTTATCTAAAGCGGTTCCATCCATAATAACAATTCCTAGATTAGGATATACTAAACCAAATTTTCTAGGATTTGCGGGATTATGTACACCTGATTCTAAGGAGCCGGAAACTAAATTATAAACTTTACCTGCCGTGGTTACGGACGCGGGATTAATTTTTGAATCATCAATTAATCTAAGACTTCTTCCATTTCCAGCTAGTCTAACATTAGATCCTGTATGAGTTGAATTTTTTCCAGGTCCAGCAATAAATTGAGATCCTGATAAATGTGCTAAATTTATTTCTAATGTTCCTACATCTAGAGATTCTCTTAATCTTGCTCTATTTACATTAATAACATAAATACTATCTGTAGATTTCCCATTGATTGTAAATTTTCTCTCCCCGGGGTCTAAACATAATTGCTTATACTGGCCATAGATAGCTCGAGTAGGAGTGTCGTTTATTTGACCTCCTTCGTCAGCAGAGCCAGAGCCATTATATTGACCGTAAGCAATGCTAAATTGAGCTTCGGAGCCTAGAGCATTTGAAGAACTATTAAAAATTTCGTAATAATATCTCTTTTGAGTAGCCGTTTGTCCGGAAGATGTAAAAAAAGTTGTTAAATTACCATCATTATTTGAAAATAAAGCTCTAGTAATTACTTCTTCTTGGTTAGGTACAATATCAGCTGTATTGAATGTAGTAAATATATCTGTATTTGCCATTTTTATTTTATTGTTTATTCAGTTATTCCAGCTCCAGGAGTTGTTCCTGTAGTAATTCTATTCACTGTTAAGCTAATGGATACTCTACCTCCGGTTTCGTTTCCTACTATTGCCAACGTAGCCTTTCTTTGATTTAGCGTAGAACCCTTTGCTTTTAAAGTGAATCCTAATCCAGTTACGCTTATAGCTTGTGCGGCTTCTGTATCTGTAATTACTCTAGGGGTAGATGGAGCTAAGTCTTGGCCATTATTTTGTGCCGGAGTTCTAGTTACACCAACAAAAGAGGCAACATCGCTATCAGATAAAGTTGCGGTATATCCAAAAGTAGTATTTCCGCCTTCAAAATTTATAGTTCTTGGAGAGATTGTTATTTCTTCTCCATTTGTTAGAGTCACTGCTGTTTGACCTACAGATATAATTGGTATTCTAACCGTTCTCTTAGGTAACGTAACCAATTTATACTTCATCATTTGAGTTTCATCCACTACAGCTTCTGTTAATGGCATGTTCTCTAAGGTAATTCCATAATATGCCGTACCTAGTGGATGATCTGTATTCCATAGTGAATAATCAATCTCATCATCGGCTAATGCAAAATGTGTAATTTGGAATTCATTTCTTCCTCGTGCAAGTAATTCCCGTCCTCTGCGGGTTAAAATAGCATCTACTGTTATTTGGTTATTGTTTAGGTATCCCATTTTGTTTGTTTTATAATAAATACTTTGAAATATAATATTTTACACTATTATTTGATTTGCGCTAACCTCTCTGTATTCTACAACAGGTCCACCATCAATAGTGTCCGTTGTATCCACATTAAAATCTAATCCGGTTAATTTACAGCCAGTGAATCTAAGTCTATTAGGTACAGAGTCTTCAACGTATTGGTAGTTAGTAGGAACTAGAGAAGATGAATAGTAATTTTTTGTGTTTATCAATGTCGCCAGGTTTAAATTTTTTTGATATTGTGAAGAATAATTTACGGCGGTGCTAGATGAGTAATGATATACTACTTTTTTATATGCTAAATTAGTTCTTTCAGATTCTATAATAGATTGAGTAACATACAATTTATTCCTATAAACATTTCCAGCATCATTTATTACATATTCATTCTTATATAAATATTCTTTCAGCTGCAATTTAGTTAATGTAGAATTAAAATTATGGAAACTAGATGACAAAACATAGTTATATGCATTGTTGGCATTGTAAAAATTATTGATATTGAAATTAGTAACTTTACCCACTATATTTTCTATCTTATAACATGATGAATCCAATTTAAAATCATTCGATATTACATTTGTGTTTCCATCATATAAATTAATCTTTCTTCTATTTAATATTCTATCTTTATATGTTCCATTTCTTTTAAATCTATATGCAATGTTTTCCTCTGTAGATCCGCTAACATGCAACACATTTCCTATAAACGATAAATGTCTATTTAAAGTTGCGTATGTTTCAATTAATTTTCTTTCATCATCAAAATAGTATAATGATTCCATGTTTGAATTAATGTCATTTTCATCATTTACTCCATTTGTATTATATAAGCCAATGATTCCTTTTACATGTTCTAATTTTCCTATGTCTGATATGTTAGAGATGTTATTTAGATGTAAAGATGAATTTTGTGAATCTATATTGAATACATCATTATCTGGATTTATTGTTGATTGTATTTCTTCTAATTTTCCATTTTCTGATATATAGTACATGTATCTCATATCTCTATTCATTTCTATGGTGTCCATTAGATTTTCATATTTGTATAAGTATGTTTCCCCGCCGAATTCATATAATTTTCCATTTTGATTAACTTTATGAGAATCTAAATCTGAAAATAGTAAAGAATATCCATCATAATAATCCAAAGTAGATGTTATTCTTTCATGCTTAAAATCGGGAGTTACAGTTACAGGCAATTCTGATTTATATTTCCTGTACTCTAATTCCACGTCAGGAGGCATGTCCGTACTCGTGCTATATTTTATTTGTTCAAAATCGGGTAATATGTTAAAATCTAAGGATGATGTATATTTTTTATGTGATATTTCTACCGGAGGTGCGTAGCTTATAGAACCTGTATACAAGATATATTCTCCTACTTGACTGTCAGTTTTTATGATTGTTTTTTCGTATTGAGGATTAGTCATAGAAGGATTTTTTCTTGCGACTTTAGCCCTTTCTAATATATTTTCCTCTAATAAAATACCTGCAATAAGATTTGCTCTAGCTGGAACTAACTGCTTTACCTGCTCGAATATAGAATAATCATACAGGGAAAATATTTCTATGTATTTGTTATAATTGTTTCTATTTTTATACTTCTTCCAATAATTTTCTCTGTTTATTCTGAGGTTATTGTATTCATCTCTATATAAATCAGAAGGGTCTCCAATCAAATTATCCAAATCTATACCTCCATATTGATTTGCTATATCTCTATTTACTTGATCCGTTGGGCTAAATACTACGGCTAACTTATTTGAATCAACAGGGTCTGTATCAAAGGTGTTTATTTGTACTCTTTTTTCCGGAGATAATTGGTTGGTATAAAAAGATTCTTCTATCCGTATCTTATCGCTTTTTATAACACTTGCTCCTATGGAAGGTGAGTAGCTGTAATAAATTTCTGAATAAGGTTTATATTGATTTTCTTGAGACCCTGTAAATCCTCTAAAACTAGCTGTAGTATATTGTGATTTTATTCTATTTGGATGACTAGAAGATACGAATCTATAAGTAGAGTGGTCATATCTAAGAGCATCTACACCCATAGGATAAAACCTGTTTAATGTATCAAAAGATGATGTATAAGAAGAACCATGGTAAGCTGCCGGATTTAATGTATGTTCTTCAAATACTTTTTCTGAATATATATCACTGTAGTCCTTGTATGCTTGTAAAAATCCTCTATATCTGCTTGCTCTAACTCCTGCGTGTTGACTACCCGTAGATCCTCCTAATATGATATTGTGAGGAGTAGACAAAGAACTTGTAGAACCCCAAGAAAATGCTATATCAGAAGATGCTGTAACAACCATGGAACCGGAAAAACTAATCCAATTTTCAAAATTACCGCTAGATTTTTTCCATTCTATGTGTATAGAGCCAGTTTTTTTGGTATTTGTTATATTTCTATCTGTGTATATCCTAACATTCCAAGCGTCTCCATCAAAAAATGGATAATATTGGGATCTGATTGTTTTTATAGAAAAAGAAGATGTTGAATTAGATGTGCTTTGTGCGTTCCTATATCTTAAAAAGCCGTAAGCATAACTTCCACTCCTTGATGAAGTTGAAAAAGCTCTGTAACTTACTAATTCTAAATTACTATATACTTTATTACTATTTTTAGAATCCTCTATAGACCATAAACTCATACTAAGACTAGATGAATTTGATGTATTGAATCTAAATTCTGAAACTCTAGGAGCGGATACTTGATTTTCATTAGGGGATATAGATTGTCCCCACGGAATTTTAACGAATTGATTTCCGTCAAATTTTAACAAGTACTGATACCTATAACTTTTATGCGTAGGATTATATTTAGGAGGTCTTGCTCCACCATACTCCTTGATACTGATTAATGTCTGGGGAATACCATATATAGATAACAAAGATTTTAAACTTCGTTCTGTACCTTTTGTTTTTAAGAGAGTAGGTATATTGTTTACTATTCTCCTCCAAATTTGATGTGTTAAGTATTCATGCGCCTGAGAGGCTAAAGTTCCTGTCTCTAAAAAACTTCCTGTATTGTCCGTGCCTAATTTATATAACCAGAGATTGCTAAGTTGATACCCATTATTTACCTCCCAACCTAAAGATTTAGCATAAGTCTTTAAAAGTTCATTAGGAATGCCTCTTTTAGGGTGTTCGTCTCTTCTGTGAATAGAAGTTAATTCTTTGGTGAAAGCATACAAATTATCAAAATGCTGACCAATCATATCAAGAAAAACAAAGTATTCCGAGTTGTCCGAGTCATTAACAATGTGACCTGGAGTTGCTTCGTATAATGTGTTGTAATTTGTACTATCAAACTTTCTAGCTTTTGACAAAGATGATGAATACCAATAATTGTATGCAGAAGATGTTATATGATAATTGTAATATTTATTTTGAGCTATATACTTTGGCGCCGGAGTAATACTACCTGTTATGTCATAGGAAAAAATACTCCCAGAAGAATAGTATAAATAATTCTCAAATTCATCGAAACTATTCTTAACTTGATAAGATCTTTTTACTATTTTGTTATGGTCTGCAATACCAAAATTACTACCTGAAGAATTGCTTGATTTTATTGCGTTGCTTTGACTATTGTAAAATTCAATTAGTTGTAGTTTATAATTATAGTTTTTTAATCTTTCTTGTGCCGATCCATAAAATACAAAATTAGAAAACGTAGAGTAATCTATATTTAAAGGAACAGAAGCTGATGAAGATATAACTCTATTTATAATTGTATTAGCTGTCTCATAATTTGAATCTAATAAAGTATCCCAATAATGGTAAATGTTTTCGTCTTTGGAAGGCAGTAAGCTATTCCATGTACTATAATTAGTAGATTCACCACTTGGAGTATTTACAGAATAATTAGGTGTTAAAGTCCTAGGCTCACTAACTATTTCAGGAGAAGTAACTGTGAAAGAATCAAAATAGTCTTCTGCTACTTTATAGCAAATGTGTAATAAATTTCCTGTTTTTAAATTTTCTATAGGCCTCAACAATTTAACATAAATAACATACTCATTATCACAATCAACTTTTATGTTTATAATTGAGTAAATCTTATTTTCTCCTAAATTCAGTACAATGTTATTGATAAATCCTAAAGTTCTTAAATAAGAAACTTTATTTTTGAATAATTCTAGTTTACTTATTACATCCGGATTATTTTTTAAATAGGTCGGCCGAATAGCTAATTTTAATTCTAACTCATCCGGGCTAATCTCTTGAATATAAAAATACTGATTATCTATGTTTCCAAAAATGTTATAAAGAAAATTAAAACAAATTTTATAAGTTCCTTCAAATATTTCTGAATCAAAAAATAATTTACATACATCAAAATTTATATCATCGTAAGTAGAATCAAAATCATTTCTTACATTATAAGCTGACTTAACTAAATCATAACTTGTATTATAAACATGAGAATCTATGGAGAATGGATTTTTTATTTCATCTATTATTGCTTTTGATATGTCTAGACTCATGAATGGCTCATAATCAAATGATACTCCTTCAATTAATGATGACGAATCCTTTATTTTATCTTTATTTACGAATCTATCTATCATATCTGATTATTGAATTGATTTTGATTATTCGTAATATTAGAATAATCTCTAAATTCTATAGTATTTCCTGGAATGCCTGAACTTATAGAGCTAGTACCCTCTGATTCGGTAGGACCTGATCCTCCTGGAGTTCCTGGTGTAGGGCAGTTAAAATTATTTAAATCTATGAAAACAGTAACTAAAGGAGGAGCTAACTTAGGGTCTATAAAAGTGGAATTACCTCTGTATTGGTAGCTCTTATTTCCACTGTTTAAAAATAAAGTGCATATTTGATTAATACTACCTATACTTAAAGAAGTGTATATTTTATCGGTTTCGTCAGTACAAGATACAAGTTCATATATTACTATTTTATTAGACTCGCCGCCACTAGGAAATCCACCGCCGCCTGAAGGGCCTCCACCTCCAATTCCCGGGCAATTTGTAACTCCTTTTATTTCTAGTAAATCAGTAAGTATTGCTATATCTAGTGTGGTGGGGTAGAAATTTGGTTCTAATTCATCCCAATAATAGAAAAGACGTTTTGTAGAGCTATAATAAATTTGATTGGCTTTAGGTTGTGTGGCGATATATCCTGGTATAGTATTTGAATTACAAGGAATCATTCTCCAGTACTTATTACCTGCTCCTGTACTAGTACTGCCTGATCCTCCACCTGTATCTGTTCCTCCTTCAGTACCAGGACCTGTTCCTCCACCTGTATCTCCTCCTCCACCGGTACCAGGACCTGTTCCTGTGCCCGTTCCTGTACCTACCCTTATTGTAGTGGTACTTGTAGTAGAAGTAGTGCTTGTAGTGGAAGTCGTAGTAGTTGTAGTTGCGTCTTTAGGACATTCAGGACAAAGAGAATTAGTTCCAGATGCTCCTGTAGGTCCAGCAGGTCCTTGCGGTCCTATGGGGCCAAGTCCGCCAAGTTGACCATTTTGTCCCGGCTGACCATTCTGTCCGGGTAATCCGTTAGTTCCATTCTGTCCACTAGCTCCGGGTTGTCCACTAGCTCCAGCAGGTCCATTAGCTCCATCTTTACCATCCTTGCCATCTTTACCATCTTTACCAGCGGGTCCAGCAGGTCCTTGAGGTCCAGGTAGAGGTATTGAGCCTCCTCCGACTACATTCAATCCATCTTTACCATCTTTACCGGGTCTTCCTTCAGAGCCACTAACAATAATAACGAAAGGTTCGGCCGGAATATTATTAATGATAGTTGATGGGATATTGTTAATAATTGGAACCATAGGATCCACAATGTTTCTCACTTTTTTCCTAACAGCGGGTGTCCAAGATGAAGATAAGTCAAGACAATTCCCATTATTATTTGTGTTTATAAAATAGTAGGTGTATCCTTCCAATGGTCTTGCTCCAACTTCAGCAATTTTAACAAATGTACCTAATGGATAAGTAGCCAATTCAGAGAAATCCACTCGTTCAATGGATATTACATCGTTATATGTTTTATTTCTTTCAAACATCATAACTTCTAATGTCTCATTATTAGGGATAAGACATACCGAAATATCTGTTAATGCTTGATTATTACCTCCAATAAAATAATTAAAATTTGCATCAATTATTTTAGAAAGTATAAAGTCCGAAACAATAACTTTTTCAGGTCTAATAAAATAATAGCCAGGATCTACAGATAAAGTAGTTCCTTGTAATTTGTAATTTATTGGAACGTATTTTATTCCTTTAAGATTTACTTTTAATTTTGGTTTATTAGCTTTTTTTATATCTTCAGTGGAATATCTGTTTTTATTTTGTCCTTCTATTTCGAGCAATCTTTCATTTATTGTTCCAAAGATGACTTTTTCTACATTCCCTTCGTATCTTCTAACAATTTTATAATTTACATAATCATCGGTTTCACCAGATGTACTAATTTCATTTTTTGGGACGGGAAGAGATATTTCTAATTTATTATTTACATCTAATGCATCTCCAATTTTTATTAATTCTTTAGACTCTTCCGTAGTAAATCTGCCAGACATGTATTTTCCATACTCATCCACATGATATTGACCTCTATATATGTCTCCATTTAAATAGGTAAACTCTCCAGTAGATAAATTAGGGCCTGATCTTTTATTATTTGGATCTGATAATCTATGTATATTTATGATATTATTTTCTTCCACTATTTACTAACTTTAAAATATATAGAATCATCAATTGTTTTTTCAATGTCTCCTCCATCCATCTTCACTTTAATTAGAACTTTATAATATCGATTAGGAAGAAATGTATTAAAATTTACTTTAAAATAATTTCCTTTATTGTCACAACTTATTACATTTCTATCATCAAATGGAACAACATACATAGATGTTTGTTCATCTTGTATTGCATAATAAGAAGATGTTGGTAATCTTTTACTTGACATGTAATTTGATGATGTAGAATATGTCTTAACTGGGATTCTATCTCTTACTAAAAATCTAAACTTTGTTTTATCTGTTGGGTAATATGATGCTTTTTTATTTTTAAAATGTAGGATGAAATCTTCGTTTGGTACTTGAGGGAATGCTGATATTCCTGAGAAGTTTGCATCATTCCATACTATGTCTAATCTTGGAATGAATATAGTATTAGTTTCCCTGCTGAAAAATTTAATAGATCCCATCACTTCACAACTTTTTTCATCGCTGTCACTTCTTTTTAAGATAAGACCATTATTCGGAATGGAGCCTGAAATCCATTTATGAACAATTCTAGTGATATCCATTCTTAAATCCGGACTTTCTTGATCAAAAGATTGCGACGCTACGAAACCACTTTGATGATACCACGTACCACCTCCTTTTTGTGTTACGTATGAACCGGTAGTTCCTGCAACAAATGAGCCGGAAGTCCACCGTTTACCTGTCATACCGAAAGAACCATTTCTATAAGTCCATGAAACACCCTCTTTAATTTGAGGAGAAGAGTTATAGTATCCTTTTCCTTGACTCCAAGATTCACTAACAGGGTATGCGTATAAAGAGTAAGTCAAAGCTAAATTATCAGCCTGTGCCGAGAATAAATTTAAATAGTATTTGCTTGACTTTCCTATAGTTCCGTTCTGAATTAATTTATTTATTTCAATGGAATCTATTTGAATCAATATCCTAGAATTATAATTGTAATTATAGAAAATATCATTAGCATCTGCAACATTATGAGATATTTTTTCTAACTCTATTATTGAATCTAAACCTGAATTTAAATCAGGTTTTCCTTCATATATAGTGGCATCTCTTATTGGATATACTGAATACTGCATTTTATGTTAAATTTACTACTCTTCCTAATATGTCTCTGTTCTTATACTTAACTTCAAAAATAGAAGGATCTAATGCTGGATATAAAATATTATTCCTAGTCGCTGTAGCTATATCATAGTAATTACCAGAATATCCTTCATCCTCCTTGTATTTATTATGTATATCAAATGCTAATATATTTTTCACTCCCTGTACATCTTTAATTAAACACATAACTTCGCTTATATAAATAGGTTGGCCTATCTGCATTTTGTCATTGGAAAAATAATCTCTAAGATTAGATAAACATTGCAAAAGAACTTCATTTGAATTATAGGTAGCGGATGTCAATATTTCAAAACTTATAGCTATGTTTATAATAAAAGCATCTCTTATATTTATAGCATCGGTTAACATCCTGTATTGTAATAGATAATTTTTAAGATTCATTTTTACTGCCATATTTAAAGGAGTAAAATTCTTATTATTGTCATATCCTAATAAATACAAATTTAATGATAATGGATTTGGTATAAAATCAAAAGTTCCGTAAGCTCTAGTTTGTGCGTCTCTTTCAATATGAGCTTTAGCCACTGCTCCAAATTTAGGAGGGAGTGTGTAACATCTGACCATGTAGTCATCTTTTGTTACTGCTCTGTTCTGAGAAGCAAAGTGATTTATAGCTTCTTCTCTTAATGTTTCTATTGGTTTATCTGATATACCCCCTCTAGCTGGTTCCGGGTTGTTTATAACAAGAGAACTCACAGATGAGTTATATAAAGTAGGGTCTAAAGCACCTAAAGGAGTTAGTACGTTTATTGATGTTATAGTAGTTATAGAGTTTGCAGAGACGTTATCCGGAATACCGCCACCAATAGTATATTGCACCGTAAGAGTAGTGTTTGAAGGAGCTGACCCATAAGTTTTTGTATATAAGAAATTTTCCGGAGATATGCTCAAATCAACAATTCTTTCAAAATAATTTAATCCAGATCCCACATTAAAAGGATTAGGGACAATTTCTTCATCTACTTCACTACTAACGCCACCACCAAATTGTATTTCAGTTCTGTCGTCTAGTCTAAGTCTTGTTACAAATCTTCTTTCTGTTTGTAAGTAAGTTAACAAATAAGGCGCTGAATCTCTATATTGAGCCAAATTTTGATCATTATACGGTAAATTTTGTATAGGAATTGGTATAGTATCTTGAGCCAAATAAGGCACCTCGTACCATTTATTTCCATCTGAATCTGTTACACTTAATATTTCAAGAACATTATTTTCAGGTAAAGTAATTTTATCGTAAGGTTTAGGGGACGCAAAACTAAATTGTCTTGATATGATAGTTCCGGATACGGCTTTTACTTTTTTTCTAAATAGATAATTTTCAACTTCTCCCGCATTATCAATAGAATAAACAGATATTTCCGTAGGATCTAAGGAAGAACTATATCTAAAATCAACGGATTCCATTGTTCTAAAAGTTACATTTTCTCCACTTGTAGCTACTAAATTGGAATCTATAGATAAAGCGTATTTAAAATCAGGTTTGTTGTTAGGTCCATTACCTGTAGAAGGTACTATCTGGTATATGTCTAAATCTACGGAAGCTCCGGTAATTAGAGAAGGCTTAAATCCTAAAGAATTAGCAATATTGTACAGATTTATCTTTTCTTGTACAGTAGATAACAAAGATTCTCTTAATTGAATGTCAGTATAAAATGATAGAACATCTCCTACATAAGAAGCTAGTTCTATGAACATCATACCAGGAGATGCTTCATTAAAATCATTATAGGTGTCAGGAAAGTAATTTTTAGAAAAATCTATTAAAGATTGTCTGAATTCTCCAAAATCTTTATTTACATATTTTACATCCTTACTAATTAAATTACTTCTTTTACTCATTTTTATAATATTTCAGCGGCTAAATCATTACCCGAATTATAGATTATTACTGTTCTATTGGCACCTCGTTCTGTAACAGAAAATGTTATTCTCACATTAACTGAATTTTCTTGCTCTGAATATCCGTAGTTTTGATTACCTCCAATACCTACGCTTAAATCTTTAAGAACTATATAAGGAAGCCAAAATCCTATATCCTCCTCTAGTGAAGACTCCAAAAAGCCTCTATTAAACGAACTATTTTGCTCAAAGACAAAATCTCTAAGAATTGTTCCGAAATTAGGTTGCATATACCGCTCACTTTTTCTAGTCATTAGTAAATTTATTAAATTACTAATTGCTTGCTCTTCAGTAGTGTAAGATAGTTTGAAAGGTCCTACATCTCTTGATGGTTTTTTATTGTAAGCTTCTAAAGCACTTTTAACAAATGTATTTCTATTAAAAGGTAATAAGATTCCAACGGCTTTATCTAATTTCGTATCAGGCGGATATGCCTTGTATATTATTCTAGCCATTATTTTATTTTTTCCGCTTTTTTCAATACAGGTGTATAATTTCTAGAAAGTAATTTACTCATTAGATTACCTCCTTCTGATGAAGGTAATACAACTTTTCCATCCATATCAACTAAAGGTTCGTGTGAATAGTTAGATATACTCATATTTTCAGTAGTTACTGAAGGGCCATAATCCATATCCAAACTGTTAAAAGGCGTAGTTCCTGATAGAAGAGAATCTAAAGAGCTATTAGATTTAATTGGTCTTTGTTCTCTATTATAAGTATTTTCTACTACCTTGCTTGTATTTTTACTATTTAGATTATTAAATTCTTCTCTAATTATAGATTTTATCTCTTTCTTTAATTCCTGAGATATTTCTTTTACTAAGTATTTTATAAGTGAATTCTTGTCCATGTTTATAATAAATATTTAAACTGCATAATAAATTTAAAAATTAACCTCTACTATTTTATTTAAGTCCACTAATTCGTGAGATAAATGAGCGTAATTATTTTCGTATAAAGTAACTTCTAGTTCTTTTCTTATACAATCCGAATTAACTAATATCTTTTTTTCTACAAGCATAGATTCTTCTAATATAAACAAGTTGGTTGAAAGTAATTTTTCTATATCTGTATTATACTTGAATTTATCTCCTACTATATACCAACCAGGTTTACAACCCTCTTTTATGACTAATATTAAATAAACAACATCAGATACTATTGCTAAAGTTCTTTTGCTTTTAATAATAGAAACTATCTTAAATAAATGCCCATAACATTTGCCATCAGGATATATGTAATCTATTGGTATGTTTATCAAGTCTGTTTCTGAATCAAAGGGAGTGCCGGGAGATCCAGGTCCTCCGGGTCCATTAGGTCCGCCAGGACCACCCGGTTCTCCGGGAGCGCTATCCGGATTACCTGTGCCAGGCCCACCAGGACCTCCAGGACCACCAGGACCTCCAGGAGTACCGGGAGGTGAAGAAGTTCCTTCGCCTTGAGGTGTACCCGGTGTATTTGACGGAGTTCCATCTGGTTCAGTTGACTCTCCTGCGATTTCCGGAATAGGTTCTGTGTTAGGATTACTAGCTCCACTAGGAGTTCCGGGTAATTTAACATCCGGAAGAGATATGTTAGAATCTATGGAAAAATCAGGTAAATCTCCGGATGGATTACCTATTGAATTTGTGGTAGAATCAGATCCTCCAGGCATATCAGGAGAAGCTGTCACGGAACCTCCTGCTTTACCATCCATTCCAGATATGCTATTTGTAAAGCCTGTGGGAGCTACTCGAGATAATCCATCGGTTCCTAACTTGAAATTAGCAGGTAATGCGGGAGGTTGCGGAAATCCTTGTGAACATCCTCCACCCCAAACACCTCTAGTGGGATTTATAGTATACTTTGGTCTTAGTGCTATTATACTAGGTAGCCATGGAGAAACTAAAGAAGGTCCGGCGGCTGTAGATATACCAGCTGCGCTAGCTACATTCTTTAAATTATCCCATAATCCTAAAACAAAATCTACAAGGTCATCAAAATCCACATCATGTTTATCCGTGGTTAATCGTATTTTTGAAGCAGATAAATACATTATTTTTTTAGCAATCAACATCATATTATCCTTCTTTGCTTGAATTACTATCCTGTCTGCATTTGTAGCTGATTGTGCTCTATTGAAACTTGGAATACTAGATAAAGGTGAAGGACATGCTCTAACCGAAACAAATCTTGGTAAGGATTGGTCCGAAGTCCAGTAAGTAGTAGAAAAATCATTAGCTGCGTCTTCTATGGCGTATGATAATGAATCTTTTATTTCTCTATTTGGTATATCTTTTACTTCGTTGGGTAATGGTTTATTAGGTCCTATAGGTTTATTAGCTACTATAGTTATTGGATTCCCTGCCTTTCCTGATTTCCATGTAGGTTGATTTTCATGTTGTGGGTGAGGGCCGGACCCTATGCCTAATCGTAAGGAAGAACCACCTCTACCAGTAAAAGTAGTATCTCCTTCAAAGGGTTGTATAAAGTTAGCAGTGTAAGGTCTCTTAGGGAAAGTATTTCCAGGAGTAACAAAAGGAGGTGCCGGTTTATTGTCAGACGTTTTAGATCTATTAGACGCGTGAGGTATTTGATTTATTACGGAATCATTAGTTGAATTAATAGGTAGAGGAATATAGTATAGTACTTTATCTAAATTTGGAGCATCCGTACCATCATATCCGGTAAGCTCAAAAACAACTACGTGTTCTCCTCGTAAAGGTATATTTCTAAAGTTAGTGAATAAAGGTCTAGCATAGTGAGCGCGAACATTCCCTATTAAAGAATTGGGATGTAACTTAATTTTTACAGAGCCTAATGGAAGTGTTCTACCTTTGTCATCTTTTTGATTTTTACCATACGCCTTAGAGGTCTCTATCACTTCCGCCGATACTAAATAGCCCATCTTCTAGTTGTTTATCTATGTCTTTAAATTCGTCTAATAAGTTATCTTCCGCTTTTTGTAGCATCTTTAATTCAGTCAGTTCTTTTTGCGTTTCTTGAGATAACTCTTGAAGTAGCATTTCTTTTTCCTCTTCTGTTAAGTTAAAATCACCACTTGAAATAGACGCTGCTTTACTATACATCCTTTGTACAATAGCTGCCATTTTTATAAGTTGATCGTCATTTTTAACCATCACATCAAAAAATTCTTTAACAACCGGTAAAATAACTACTGCATCATTTACACTCTGCACAACTCCATCTAATCCTTTTAATGTCTTATCTAATTCTTTTGATCTTTTTTTAGAATTTCCATAAATTTCTTTCAAAAGATTTGACATGCTAAAATCATCAAATAATTTTATATCTTCCATATTATTTCTTCATGTATTTATTAAATTGCAAATCAAAATCATCTTTAAATATTTTTACTATTTTAGTGATTCTGTTTGTATTTGTCATGGGAATGTTGGATCTTTCTCTTATTAATACATATAATGCTTTCTTATTAAATGCGTATAAAGATTTTCGATGCTTAAAAATGTCAATGATAGAATCTGCTATAGCTTTATCTAAATTATTTTTAAAAGTGCATCTTAATTTTTCATATAATTCTTCAGTCCATAAATTCATAAAGTCATCTAAAGAATCCTTATAATGTCTAGTGACTACTTCATTTATTATATCTCTTTCTTCATCTATTTCCCACAATTCCGCTTCTCCGACTCTATTCTTATACCCTTTCTTATTTTCCATGATAAGATAATTTATAGCAATCCGGGTAAAAAAAGAATACGCTTTAGCCCTTTCTTCATTATATCTGTGCATTTTTATAGTCAGCATGGAAACTACTTGACAATGTAAATCTTCATAAGGTAAATCAATGTACATATATTTACCCATGTTTATTAAATTCTCAGCAAGTTTACAAAATGCAGGATATATATTTAATTCGTATAAGGTATTTTTTTCTTTTTGTGAATCTAGTTTATTATATTCTACTATTGCATTTTGTACTGTCTCATCAAAGTACATTTTTTTCTTTAATTTTTTCATATTGTATCTAATAAAAAAAAGCCATCTTAAAAGATGACTTTTTGTGTTACTACTTCTTATTTGCTGTAAAAAGTAAATCTAGTTCCTCTATTGTATGACTTAATTGCTTAAACACTACTCCAACCTCATCGTCTGATTCAAATGCACCTATTCTATCTAAGGTTCTCATTGTGTCTAGTGAATCTCTTACTCTTGATCTTATGGATAGTATTATATTAAAGTAATTATCATTTTCTTTTTCTAAATCATTTAAGTATTTCTCTGATTCTATTAGTAATTTTTCATTTTTAGAGAAGTTTAATATGACTAGGTATAAAAGTATTATGTTTATTATTATTGATAGTATTAGCATGTTTTGTTTTTTATGAAGAAACCATTTGTCTTGCTGCATCTGTAGATGCCATGATGATAGAACCTAAAGTTACTTTTTTAGTTTCTGGGATTTGTAAATATTTGGATGCTGAATCATCGTAAAGCCCCGCTTGAATTTTTATTGCGACGTATTCATTGTATGTTAAAGTCACATATTTTTGAAGTAAGTATAAAGATTTATCAGAAGCTACTAGGAATTTAGTTGCATCGTTAAATTTATATCCTCTATTCATATTTTTTTTATGCCAGTCAGAAGTTTCCTCTACAAAGAAAGGATCTTCATCTACTCCACATAGACCAATAGAATTAAACAAGGAAGCTACCGTAAATTCCTCTAAATTAAAATCTAATGCAATGTCAGTAGATTTATATAATTTACAAAGACCTAATCCAAAATTATAGGTATTAATTGAAAACTTTAACAATCCTCCTTCATAACAATAATTATTGTCTAAAAACATTGAAGCAGGAGCGCTTTTTAATGTAGTTTCATAGTCTGCTAGTAACTTTAGGAAGTTCTCTTTTCTCCCTCCGGCTACGCGTAAATTTAATAAATCTGTAAACTCTTTAAACAATTCTTCCGATTTCATAAAACTTTTTTTTGTGTAACAATTTATTATAAGATTTTGTTTATTTCATTCCACTCTTTTATCTGAGCGGGGGACATGTTTCTTAATTCCGATTCAGAAAGTTTTTTTTTACATCAGCCTTTGGCTCTCTATAATTTCTACTTTTTGGTTTATTTATAGAAGGTATTACTATAATTTCTTCTTCCGGTTCTCCTGAAGATATATCGTAATCTTCATCTATTGCCTCAAATGTAATATCCTCTACTACATCTGATTCTATTTCTTCTTGTGTAATGTTTTCAAAACTTCCGGTAACTACTTCTTCCAATCTAACTTGTTCTGCAAGTGCTGTATCAGAATATGAGTAAACTTCATTAAAAGATCCTTTTACTATGGTCATATCTTCAAATTCATTAATAGATTCAATACTATTATTTTTTACTTTATTCTTACTTCCTGTAGGTCTTCCTCTTCTTTTTGGTTTTGGAAATGCCTCCATGAACCTTGACCATGAAAAATCACCTTGGAAATTATTTGGATTTGTAGGAACTATTGAACCTAACGTCGGTTCTTCAATAGATCTTGTAAATTCCGCGAAAGAACTAGTGATTTTTAACTTTTCATTAAAATCATCAATATACTTTGTATCTTCTTTTGTCAAATCATCCGAGTAAAATTCTGCTAAAGGGCTTCTCTCTTTCGGTTTTTCTGGGATAGGATTCTCTTCAATATTATCAGAATCTTTTTCATCTTCTTCTAGTATTACTTTTTGTGTGAAATGATAGGCGGTTAATAGCGCGATAGCCAAGGGATCTGCTAAAAATACAATAACCATTAAAAACCAAAATAGTACCTTGTCCAAACTTGTATTAGTAACTTCAGAAAGATAAATGAGAGGTCCAAGTTCTACGGCTACTTCATTACTTGATTTTATTTCTATAATCTTTGTTTCGTAACTAAATATGGAATCAGAAATGTTTGTGATGTCCACATATACTCCGTCTCTCCTACTTTCCATTTTTCCAATGTCAAAGTTAAGACCTTCTACTTGTTGTAAATAATCTTTTCTTGTAGATGCATTTGATTTTGATGATGTCCTTCCCCTGCTATCTACATAAACATCTTTTGAATCACTCATCATTCCAGAAGATGTAGTGTTTCTTTGCAATCTTGTTTGAGCGATGTCGGAAATAATTTGCTTGTATTCATTTTGCAGATCATTCTTTTTATCGATGAAGAATTTCTTTTTCTCTTCAACTAATGCAACTTCCGATTTAGATGCCATGAGTTTATTCTTATTCTCGGTATAGGCTTGAGAAAGAATACCATAAACTCCGGAAGATGTTACAAAGATGACAAGGAACAAAAAAATTAATCCTCCCACTTTATATCCTAATGTAAGTTTATGCCAGTATCTATGAAGGAATGATGCGATGACAAGTTTTGATATTTCTATCCCGGCGCCTAAAAGAATTATGGCCATTCCTGCTCCGGCGAAAACTTGAGCTAATCCTTTTACGGAGAAAAAACCTACGACGGAAGCTAGGAAAATAGCGCAGGTCAAAAGAAGATAAGATATTCTTTTTTGTGTTTTAATGTCTTTGGTCATGTTATTTTTTTTACAAAGATAGTCAATTTTTTTGAACAATCAACTTTTTTTGCATTTTTTTTATTATCTACATGTTTTTACATGAATGCTATGTAATATAAAGAAAACAATTACATATATAATTATGTTAGATTAGCATGTTATTGATGTTATCATTTTGTTTTAAAGATATAAATGAGCATTAAACATGAATATACATTTAGACATGGTGCATGTTAACATAATTTTTTTGACAATGGTTGACTATTGATGTATAATCATGAAATTTTAACATTTTATTAACATGTAGATTTTTGGAGGGGATGCCAAAATAAAAATCATGCCCCCCAGTAAAATAAAAAAATTAAAAAATACATGTAAAATCTATTTATAGTAAAACATGTAACAAACATTTATTGATAATTGATTATAAATTAAAACACATTACACATTATGACAACAATGATAAAAGCATTATCAGATTTTGAACACATGGGACACATGGTATATCTAAAAAAGATATTCCCGGAAGCATTCTTTAAAATAAAATCATTCACAGTACATTTTAAAGAGAAAGAAAATTTAATACCCGTAGGAGGAGATGATGGAGAAGTTAGAGCAGAGATAACATTATGTCCATCTATAAAATGTCAATTCTACATTTATGCGAATAAAGATGTTTTTGACAATAAGGGGAACGCCCTGGTACCGTACCTCATAGATTTGGATGTAGATGAGAACAATGATGTAGAAGATTTGTTAGATAAACTAAAACAAATGCTACAGGATGAATTTAAAGAAAAAATTGAATGACACATTATCTTTCATGTCGGAGCATGATAGAGTATTGTTTCTTTACAACAACATCTTACTAAAAAATCCCGACGACAATTTTGATTTGAATAGGGAGACATTTAACATGCTATTTTCATCAGATTCCGAAAATTCTGACATTTTTGACAACATGTCGGGAGATTCCGATGAAGCAGATGACTTTTTTACATTCTTAGACGAAAATGAGGAATCTTTTGATGCTTTCTCTTACTCTGATGAAGAACTAGATGGTTTTTTAGATGGGATGGATGATGAATTAGATTCTCTAGAGTCCGAAGATGATGTACAAGTAGAAGTTTTAGTAAACGGAAACATCTTGGTTTTGTTTTCTAATTCCGAAGATGACATAAAGTCCTATATCTATAATTACTGCTTTTTAGAGGGGTATATTTTCACAAAGATAGTTGATTCTGAAGTAAAAAACATAAAGTCTTTTGATGTAGTAACCGGATACAAGCATAAAACAGTTTTAAAAGTACATGGAAAATTAGAAAATGATATATGTTACAATTAATTTAACATGAAATGGCATAGAATTTGAACATATCAATATAGTTATTATTAGTTAACTCTTTAAATTAAATAAAATGGCAAATTTTGATGATTTAGGTTACGACGAAGTGGTAGACACTATCTGCGACGTAATTGACTTAGGAAAAAATGTAAAAAACGTATTTGCTGACGGATTCCAAGTAATTCCTGATCTTATCGCGTTGACTCCTGAATTCTTTAAAGTTCAAGAGATTATTTCTGATGCACCTTTAGCAATTAACCAACTTAAAAATTTGAGTGTGGAAGAAGCTAAAAAAGCACATGCAGAAATTTCAAAACGCACAGGTGTAGCTCAAGACAAAGTGGTTGATACAGTTACTAAAGGCTTCGGCATTGCTGTAGAATTGTATGAAGTATTCGCTTGGAATCAGGCGAAATTCTTTTCAATCAAAACAAAAATACAGGACTTAGCTTAACCTAACGACTAATTTTACGCCCCGCTAAAAAAATTTGGCGGGGCTTTTTAATTAGTACATTATGCAATATTTATACTAAAGGTTAATCATGCTAATTTACAGGCCTACTATTATTTCTGGTTCGGGATATTACTCCGGGTCTTTTGATGGAGACGGGTCTAGGTTATATAACATACCATCATCTTCCTACGCTATAACTGCCTCCTATGCTTTAAATGGAGGAACCGGAGGTGGTGAAAAAGGTGATAAAGGAGAAATGGGAGATTCTGTTTTTACCTCCTCTTTACAAGGAGTATTAGTAACAGTTAATCACAATTTAGATTTAGAATATCCTGTTTACAATATTTATGATAATTTAGGAAAAGAAGTAATACCTAAGGAATTTACCATAATTAATCCAAATTCCGTACAAGTAAATTTCGGCATACCATTTACCGGCTCTATAAGTATTTCCGCTGGTCAACAAGGTTTTAAAGGACAAAAAGGAAGTAAAGGAAGTAAAGGATCTATTGGACCTAAAGGAAATAAGGGAGAATTAGGAGAAGCTGTTTATAGTTCTTCTATTCAAGGGAGTCTAATTTCCATATCCCATAATTTAGATATTCAATATCCTGTTTTTACTATCTATGATAGTTTAGGAGATAATATAATTCCTAAATCTTTTTCTGTAATAAATGATAATACTGTTGAAGTTGATTTTGGTATTGGATTTACTGGTTCTATAAGTATTGCAAGCGGTATAAAAGGACAAAAAGGAGAACCTTACAATGGATCTGTAATATATGAGAGCGGTAGTAAAATAGGTATAGGAATTCCAAATCCTACATTTCAACTACAATTATCTACAAATAGTGCAGGTAAACCAACTGGAGGATCTTGGTCGGATTCTTCGGATATAAGGTTAAAGACAGATATAAAAGACATAGATAATCCACTACATATATTAAAAAAAATAAGAGGAGTTACTTTTAGATGGAAAGATGGTTTACGAGATGATTTTAACTCCGGAGGTTTTATAGCAGATGAATTAGAGAATGTATTTCCCTCTTGGGTCACAATACAAGAGTCTTCTGAGAAAGAAAAACTGTATATAGAAGACAATAAAGTAAAAACTATCTCGCTACCCTTTTATTTTGATGCTATTATAGTTGAATCAATAAAAAAACAGCAAGAAGAAATAGAAATGCTAAAAACTAGTATTTTAGAATTAGAACTACTTATTAAAAATAGATAATTATAATGAGGATACTATTCCCTACAATATTTTCTGGTTCTGGGTATTTTTCTGGTTCTTTTGATGGAAACGGGTCAAGACTTAAGGGTATATTGACATCTTCTATTGTTAATTTTAATCAAAACATAAAAAAAATAACTTTTCCTTATATCGGTAAAGCTCAAATAACAGGTTCTTTAGTTATAAACGGATCTACCTCGAGTTCTGCTGATTTTTTTCTAGTAAAATCAGGTTCTTTTAATCCGGTAAAAGTTAATGATAAAGGGGTGCTACAATTAGGTTCTTATGCAACAAAACCATCCGCTAGTGAGGGAGGAATTATATATAGCGATTCTAGTTATTGGATTGGTTTAAATTAATCTTAATCAATAAGCTATTTATATAAAAGAAACTTAAAAAAAATGAAATGGCAACTTGGAAAAAAATACTAGTTAGTGGATCTAGCGCACATGTATCAGCTGTAACGGCATCAAATCTTACAGACACAAATATTTTAATGTCTGGTCCTGGTGGAAGAATAAAAAATACAGGTTTTACTTATGGTTCCGGTAAACTTAACCTAGGAAATACTATCGTTTCCGGCTCTATTTTTTCTGGTTCTTTTGTTGGAAATGGTTCGGGATTAACAGGACTTGTAACTTCTTTGAAAATAAGCGGATCTACAGGTAATGATGTATTAGATTTAAAGATAGATAAATTGTCTATTTTAGGAGGCTCGACTCCTATTACAACAACTGTAACAAACAATACTGTAACTATAAATATCGCTAATGCTGCTGCCGATGGGACAACAAAAGGTTTAGCTGCTTTTGATACAGATGATTTTGATGCTAGTAGTGGATTAATAACTCTCGGCAATTCTGCCAATGGTGCTGTACTACAAGTTTCAGGCACATTAAATGAAATTGATATAAATAGAAGTAACGGTTTAGTTACCGTTGGTCTCCCTAATGATGTCGTTATAACTAATGATTTAACTGTAGGAGGAGACTTGGTTGTAAATGGAGATTTGACGTATCTTAATGTAGCTAATCTAGCTGTTGAGGATGCTTTTATACTACTTAAATCCGGATCATCAACCGTAGGAGATTCAGGTATTATTTTTGGCGGTAGTACAGGTATAGCCCAGAGTGGTTCTGCTTTAGTATGGGATGGTAGTTATAATACAAATGATGGTCGATTGTCTGTAGTAGGAAATCTAGGAGCTAATACAACTGGAACTGTTTCACCTTCTTATTATGTTGCTGGAGTTTATGAGGGTTCCGAAATTAATGCGGCAACAAATAAAGCAGATCATCCAGGAAATATAAGAATAGATAATTCAGAAATTTTTATATATGTTTAAAAAATTAATAATGGGTATTATTCAAAAAGTTTCAAATAGAACAAAAGAAATTAATTCTTCTTATGATTTATCTAAAAAAATTAATTCTACAGTATCTTTAACGACAAGAGAAGTAGAGTTTATTTTAACTACATTAGGAGAATCTAATATGCAAATAAAACAAATAGACTTTGTTTATAGTTTAATATTAAAATTACAAAGTTATTACGAAGAATTAAAAAATAATAATGTAAAATAATTATAAAATTTATTATTGGCCCTATGGGGAAGTGGGTTCTTAGGAGTTACCAACCATAATAAAAAATTAAAAATGGATTATATAAAATTATACAATAGGTTATGTATATCAAGAAAATTATTAAATAGAAGCAAGAAAGAGGGCACATATTATGAAGCCCATCATATCCAACCTAGATCTTTGGGTGGTAATAATTCAAAATTAAATATAGTACTATTAACACCTAAAGAACATTATATAGCTCATTTATTATTATATAAACATTTTGGTAAAGTAGGAGGAGAGTATTTTAGAAAAATGTCTTTTGCTTTACTAAGTATGAGTAGTACTAATAAAAATTATAAGAGAGACGGACTAGTAAATTCTAATTCTTATTCTTATTTTAGAGAATCTGCTATAAATATGACTTTAGGTCGTAAAATAGTAGATACAACAGCATATAAAAAACCTAAATCCGATATCCATAAAAATAATATAAGATTAGCAAGATTAACATCCCCCCCAAGAGACGAAAAAACAAGAGATAAAATGAAACAATCCGCAATAAATAGAGTTCTAAAATTAAATGGTGCCTTTAATAATCATATAAAATCTACTTGTCCTATTTGTGAAAAAGAGGGGCAAAGAAACGCAATGTTAAGATGGCATTTTAATAACTGTAAAATAAAAAAGGAGGTGACAAATGCCTAATTGGCGTAAATTAATAGTAAGCGGTTCAAACGCTGAACTAAACTCATTAAAAGTAACCGCTGCTTTAACAGCAAGTGGTTTATTATATCCTGCATCAGATGGAATTTCTGGACAAGTTTTAGGAACTGATGGTTTAGGTAATTTATCATTTAGTGATGTAACAATAGCCCAGGTGAGTACTGTGGCGGCATCTTTTGCATCTACGTCATCAATTACTGTACAGCATAATTTCAATTCTAAAAATGTAATAGTATCTGCTTATGATAATTCTGATTTTTACTTTGTTCCCGAAACTATAAATTTACTTGATAATAATAGAGTAAAATTAACATTCTCTAACCCATCTACAGGACATGTTGTAGTGGCTAAGGGAGGTCATATAGTTAGTGCAAGTATGCAGGGAAACCAAGGACTTGTAGGCCCACAAGGATTTCAAGGACTTAGAGGTTTTCAAGGTTTTCAAGGTTTTCAAGGTTTCCAAGGTATTCAAGGCCCTATAAGAGAAGTTAGCGAGGTATCCACAGTATCTGCATCTTTTTCCGCTACCTCTTCCATAACAGTAACACACAATTTTAATTCAAAAAGTGTCGTTGTTTCTGCTTATGATGCTTCTGATTTTTACTTCGTACCTAACCAAATTAAATTACTAGACAATAATAGAGTAAAACTATCTTTTACTAGCCCATCCACAGGATATGTAGTTGTAGCTAAGGGAGGACATATAGTTAGTGCAAGTATGCAAGGCAATCAAGGATTTCAAGGTATCCAAGGTAGCCAAGGATTTCAAGGTACTCAAGGTATTCAAGGAACACAAGGTACACAAGGAAACCAAGGTATTCAAGGAACTATAGGAACTCAAGGATTCCAAGGCAGTACAGGAATATCAAGTGGGGCTACCTACTACTTAAATCAATCAATTAATTCAGATGTATCTCCTTATAAAGAATTAAGTTTAACTCCAAGCGGTTCACAGCAAACGGTAACTACTAATTTAACAGGAAATGAGCAAGATAGATTAGTTAGCTCATTCATAACTCCTGAGTTAGGATTTGCCGTAATACCTGCGGGAGTTCAACGATTTCACTTACATTTTTTAAAACCTGCTTCTTATAATAATATAGACGTATATGCAACAATACAATTAGCAGATTCAGCAGGTTCTCCTATAGGTTCTGTGCTTTCTACAAATATCGCAGCTTTAGGGTGGGTTACTAATACAATACCCGTTGAAATTGTTTGTGATTTAGTATTACCTACTACGACTATTGACCCAACAAACAGAATGATTGTTAAATTATATTTGAATAATTTAAATAGTTTAGCACATTCTGTTGTTTGGTATACTCAAGGAACTTCTTACTATTCTTTTATAGTTACTTCAACAGGGGTAATAGGAAATCAAGGGCCGCAAGGAATACAAGGAACACAAGGAACAGTAGGTACACAAGGATTTCAAGGCAATCAAGGTACACAAGGTTTCCAAGGCAATCAAGGACCACAGGGAAACCAAGGCCCAACAGGAATTCAAGGTACAGTAGGTACTCAAGGATTCCAAGGCAATCAAGGACCGCAAGGTAATCAGGGAATACAGGGCATACAAGGTACAGTAGGAACTCAAGGAGCTACAGGAGCAAGTGCAGGAATAACATCATATACAAACCCTGCTGACAATAGAGTATTAACATCAGTATCATCAACAACAATAAATGCAGAGTCTAATTTAACTTTTGATGGTACAAATTTAGGTATTGGTGCTACAAGTCCAGGTGCTAAGTTACATATAAACAATGGAACAAATTTAAATTTGTTGTTCAACACTACTCCATTAGACGCAACAACTACATCAAGGATAAGTAGTGTCAATGATGCTGTATCTGCAGGAGTTGGTTTAGTAATACAAGGTAGTCCATTAGCGTTTACTAACAATGGAGGTGAAAGAATGCGAATAGATAATGATGGCAACTTTGGTATAGGAGTTACACCAAAAGCTTGGTGGGGTAGTAGAAAATCTATTGAAATTTTTAATGGAGGGGCATTTGCTGGTGTCAATGCAGGTTGGATGGAAGTTTGGGGTAATTCATATTTAGACGCTGCAGCGGCAACTTCAAGATATTTGCAAAATGGATCTGCTTCTTTATATCAATTAGGTAATCTTGGTGATATTCGGCATATTTGGCATACCGCTCCTATAGGGACGGCAGGTAATCCTATAACCTTTACAGTAGCAATGACGCTAGATGCGAGTGGGAGATTGGGAATCGGAACGACTAGTCCAGGTTCACGATTAGTTGTTAAAGGTGTTGATGGTACAAGTACAAATTCATCATTAAATGTTACTAACTCATCAGATGCTTCATTACTATTTGTTAGAAATGATGGAAATGTTGGCATTGGGACGACGGTGCCGGGGTCGAAGTTGGACGTGTCAGGGAATATCTCGATTTATTCCCGTAGTGTTGCCGAAAGTGGCGAAATTGATAAGCTTATCTTCCAAAAGCAACACACTAACGGAGTAAGCGGCCCATACGTTATGGGTGAAATAAGAAGTTTTACGGATAACGGTTTTTCTGGTGGATTGAATTTTTATACAGGTAAAAATCTGGGAGCTGGTTCATATGGTTCTACGTTTGCAATGAGAATCACAAGTGGTGGTAATCTATTAGTAGGAACTACAACAGATATATCACAAAAATTTACAGTTAGTGGTAATATTGTTTCTAATGGAGAAATAGGGACTAATATTTTATTATCAAGAGATAATGTAAATAGCACAATGTATGGATTTTTTAATAATGGTTCAGGTAGTTATACATTAACTAATTTTGCCGTTGCTAACGTTGCAAGTATTAACATGAGTACAGGTGTTTATACTCCTACATCAGATATTAATAAAAAGAAAGATTTTGAAGAATCAACAATAGGATTAAAAGAAGTTTTACAATTAAAACCTACTTTATATCGAATAAAAACTCAAGATGAAACAACTGCTAAAGAATTAGGTTTTATTGCTCAAGAAGTAAAAGAATTTATTCCACAAGCGTATGTTGAAAATGGAGATTATAATTATAAATTTATTGGATTAAATTATAACGCAATAACAGCAACTCTAGTAAAAGCAGTTCAAGAACTTTCAGCACAAGTTGATATATTAAAACAAGAAATTATAAATCTTAAAAATAAATAAAATGATACAAGAAGAAATTACTTACAATTGGAACTTTAATCCATTAGACTGTTATCCTACACAATCAGGATGCACTAATGTTGTATTTAATGTTCATTGGCAGTTACATGCTACTACGGGGTCTTATCAGGCATCAAGTATTGGAACACAGATGGTAGGCCCATTAGATACAGGTTCTTTTGTATCTTATGAACTACTAACTAAAGAACAAGTACAAGGTTGGGTTATAGATGCGATGAATACTCCTAATTCAGGTAGTGTAGATAATCTATATACATCTTTAATGAATCAGATAGAGAACAAAATTAATCCTCCTGTTGTTACAATTTCAAGTCCTTGGTCGGATGTACCTGCACCTCAAGAAAATTCAGGTTCAGTACCTCCAATTATGCCGGGAATGATTATATAATAAAACAAAGTAAAATGGAAACAGTTAAATTAAAACTTTCGGAGATTTTATCATTGAAATCCGAAATTTATGGTATGCAAAACAATAGCACTGGCGAAGTTTTGTCAAAAGGGTTATTAAAACAAGAACTTCCGTATTATGTAAAATATCGGTTACATAATTTAGGTAATGTAGTAACCGAGCAAGATACTTTAATAAATAAGATAAGAGAGGAACTCATTGTTAAGTATGGAGAAATAGATGTCAATGGCTCTACGTCTATATCTATTTCTATTGAGGATGGCTTTGATGTTGCAGAAGATGGAACACAAAAACCTAAGTATGTAGTGAATCCAAAATTTTTAGAATTTCAGAGTGAGTTTGATAAAGTATTGAATGAGGAAAAGGATATAGAATACAAACCATTTAAACTAAGTGATTTAGAAAAAATGATAACAGATGAGTTTTATCCTGTCTTGAATAAATTGATTGAGAAGGAATAATGAAATTTTGCATAGCTACATTGACTCATAGATATGAAGATAGAGATGTTTATTTAAGAAAGACTGTAGAAAGTTTTATAGATAATACAGAATTTGATGACATCTTTGATTGGTACATTCATTGTAATGGTCAATATGATTTAATGGATGATGTCATTAAAGAGATGACTAGTAAATATTGGGATAAGATTAATTTTCATTATTCCTCATCTCCTGATAATATGGGAGTAGGTGTTGGTATTAATTATTTGAATTCATTGGTTAGAGATTATGAGTATGTTTTATTTTTAGAAGGAGATTGGATTTGTTTGCCCGGCGAAATTTCTGGTCATAATGATTGGTTACGAGATTGCTTAAACTACTTAGACGAAAACAAAAACATCAGTCAAGTGTTACTAAGAAGATACATTAGTGATTTAGATGACAGACAGTATGGATATGGGTATTGGATAAGAGAAGATAATATAAAAAGTGTGGGGAGATTAAAAAATACATACCTACATTTAAAGAAGAAAGAATATACCAACAATCCATACATAAGAAGAAACAATGATTTTTATGATAAGAACATATTACCATTAAATGAATTCTATGATGAAAATGGATTACCTAATGAAATTAAAGGTTTATCCATGTGGGGACAAGCTGAGATACAAGCAGAGTCAAAAGGATATGAAATAGAATCATGTTATCTGGCATTTGGAAACATGGTACATTGTGAAGCATGGCATTATTATAAAGAGTATGATAAATTGATTGATGAAGATACGACATGTAAAAAATATTTAGATGTTGGGAAAGCAGGATGTAAATATGGATACTTCTTCCCCGCAAAAAAGTTCTGTGAAGTATGTGATCATTCTAAAAACTTCATGGATTTAGAAAGGCACGAACAAGAATATGAAAGTAAATTATAAAGCTATGACACATAAAAGTAATTTTGAGAATGTTTTTTGGCATATAGATAGTATGCAATTAATTAGCAACGACTTATATGAAGTAAGTGGCTGGATTTTTAGTACAGAAGGAAGTATTAAAAAAGTAATTATTGGAGATATTGAGTACTCGAGTCTACAAAATGGATTATACCCTAGAAAAGATGTAAAAGAGGTCTATCCTGATTTACCTAATGATTTGGTAGGTTGGACTTTTACAGTTAAACCCTCTAATGTAAATGCTCCTATAGATATCATTCTGGATAATGAAGTGCAGGTTTCTAATATCGGCACCTTAGATTCCTGGCTTGTATTTAACTCTGGATTAAATTATGTTGCTCCAATAAACATCATAGTAGTAGATAATTTTTATTCTAATCCGGATTTAGTTAGAGAATATGCAATTGAGAATCTTAATTTTGAATCTTCTGACTATCATAGAGGAATGAGAAGTTCTGATTCTTTCATATTAAATGGTACTAAAGAAAGATTCGAGCAGATATTAGGAAAGCCCATTTTAAACTGGAATAATCCCTCTTATGCAAATGGTAAGTTTCAATTCTGTACTTCCTTAGATCCTATTGTTTATCATACAGATATTCAATCTTATGCTGCCATGGTCTTCTTAACACCTAATGCACCCCTACAATCTGGCACAGCAACATACAGAAGTATTTACACCAATAGTATAAAAATTGATAATGATGATACGCATGCTAAAGCTTTTAAAGGCTTGAGTAATGACTTAAACTTCTATGATAAAACATCTTTTGAAGTAGTAGATAGCATAGCCAATATTTATAATAGGTTGATTATATTTGATTCTAAAAATATTCACGCAGCCGTTAATTATTTTGGGGATACCATATATAATAGTAGATTTTTTCATTTGTTCTTTTTTGACGTATTGGAGGAAAGTTTAGCTAGTTAAATAAAATTATGATTTCATATCACGTTATAACAAGATGTACAAGACCTCAAAATCTTTTACAGATATATGATAGTTTTAATTATACTTCAACTAGCAATCATTTTGTAAATTGGCATGTGTTATTTGACACCTCGTCTTTGATTGATATTGATTCTAAATTACTTCAGGAATTATATAAAAGAGATGCCATTTTACATTTTTTAGAAAGTGATGGTAGTGATTATTTATATCCTCAAATAAGTGATATTGTCAGTAATTTTGATGGAGGATGGGTTGTAATTATGGATGACGATAATATATGCTATCCTAATTATTTTGATGTCCTTAGTGATGAAATAAAGAATAATAGCAAGTTGGCTTATGTTTACGAACAAGAAGTAAATGGTAGAGATTTTACTGGACTAGATATAAGGAAAGTTGGCCCGGAGCACATGAAGTTAAAACATATTGATTCAGCACAATATATCATACATACCTCCTTACACCAAAAATTAAAATACGAACCCGGATATGATGCTGACGGTAAATTCATAGAAAAATTATATATTGAACATTCTGATAAATTTGGTTTCATAGAAAAACCACTGTGTTATTATAATGTGCTAGCGGTAGAATCAAAAGCTAGAGTTCCTAAAGTTTTATATTTGGGACCAGATAAACCAGAATTAAAAAGTGTAAAGTACGCGGATTATGAAGACGATTCTCTAAGTGTAAAATATATTGAGAACGATCAAAACATAAGTAAGGATATAGCTGATTTTAAGCCGGATTCTATCATAAGCATTTCAGAGGATTATTATGATCAATACAAGAATTTATGTAACCAGCCGTCCTATATTAGAAATAGATGGATTAACTTAAATACTCACCATGATAAAGAAACAGGGATAGCCTATAATGCAGGAGAGATAGCATATAATTGCGCGATGAATAGCATACTTAGGTCTGACTACGATGCGGTGGTTTCTTTTTTTACGCCAATTTACAATACGAAAGAAAAACTTTGGACAACTTATGACTCAGTAAAGAATCAGACATTTCCGAATTGGGAATGGGTTATAGTTAATGACTCTTCTGATGGAGGTAAAACTTTAAAGATTGCCTTGGAAATAGCATCACAAGACCATCGAGTTAGGGTATATGACTTTAGAGAAAAATCAGGAGGTATTATAGGCGAATCTAAATACAGAGCAGCAACACTCACTAAAGGCAGATGGTTAGCAGAGTTAGACCATGACGATTATCTTATGCCGGATTGCGCAAAGTACATAATAGAGGCAGCTAGTAAGTTTCCAGATGCAGGATTCATATATACCGATAGCGTAGAACTAGATGAATTTCACAACTCTATGACTTATCCGGATGGGTTTTGTTTTGGTTATGGTAAGTATAGAAAAGAGAATCATTATAGGAATACTTGGGATGTTGTAGATTCTCCGAACATAAATCCAAAAACAATTAGACACATAGTAGGTGTACCCAATCACATAAGAACATGGAGAAGAGATGTATATTTTTCGGTGGGGGGACACAATAGAAATCTATCCATCGCAGATGACTATGAATTAATCGTCAGAACATTCCTAAAGACTAAGTTTGTAAAAATACCAAAATTAGGATATCTTCAATACATCTATAATAATTCAAATGGAAGAAATACACATGACTTATCAAGAGCAGATATCCAGAGAAGAGTTAGATCAATCATGTATTTCTATAATGATGCAATAAATGAAAGATTTAAAGAATTAGGAGTAATTGATTATGCCTATAAAGAAAATGAAAACAATCCTTTAAATGTAGAAAGTAGATTTGGAGAAGATGAAAACTATGTAAATTATATATGGTAGAGCGTAAAACCCACCCATCGAACCGTGGGTGGGATGCAAGCGATTAACCTTTTGAAAGAATATATTTCTGAATAGTTTCTGTTGAGACTTCACCGATTGAAATAAATGTTGATTTTACAAAAATTTAAAATAATTGTAAAAAAACTATGCTTTTACAAAATTTTAGACTATTTATTAATAGAATGAAGCAGATACACAAGTCATATAAATTTAGAATTTACCCAACAAAGGAACAAGAATCCTTGTTGATTAAACACTTTGGGCATTGTAGATTTGTGTTTAATCACTTCTTGAATGAACGTAAAGAAAAATATCTTAACGAAAAAACTTCACTTAATTATTACGATAATGCAAAAACTTTAACTGAATTTAAAAAAAATGATGAGTTTGTTTGGTTAAAAGAAGTGAATAGTCAATCATTACAAGCGTCCATCAGAAACTTAGATATTGCATACAAAAACTTTTTCAATAAACAGAATAAATTTCCAAGATTTAAGTCAAAATATGATAGACAAAGTTTTAAAGTACCACAAAATATAATAGTTGAAAGCAGTAAACTTGTAATCCCTAAATTCAAAGAAGGTATTAAGTTGAACCATCATAGGCAGATGGAAGGTGAACCATTATTTGCAACCATATCTAAATCAGCGACAGGTAAATATTATGTTTCAATTACTTGTGAAGTAGAATATAAATCTTTTGAGAAAACCAATAAGTCTGTTGGAATAGATACTGGTATTAAAGAACTTGCAATCCTTTCGGATGGAAGTAGTTATGAAAATATTAAATCACTTAAAACTAAATTAAAGAAACTAAAATATGAACAACGACAGTTTTCTAAAAAACAAAAAGGAAGTCAGTCAAGAAATAAACAAAAAATAAAACTTGCTTTAGTACACGAAAAAATCGCAAACATTAGAAAAGATTACTTACATAAAGTCTCAACTGAAATTATCAAAAACCACGATATAATATCAGTCGAAGATTTAGCAGTAAAAAACATAATGAAAAATCATTGTTTAGCACAAGCAATGAGTGATGTTTCGTTAGGTGCGTTTTACACAATGATTGAATACAAATCTAATTGGAATGATAGACAATTTGTAAAAATTGATAGATTTTTTCCAAGTAGCAAAACTTGTTCAAGTTGTGGCTGGATAAAACAAGATTTGACGCTTTCCATCAGAGAATGGACTTGTCATTCTTGTAGTGAAATTCATGATAGAGATGTAAATGCAGCAAAAAATATATTAAAACAAGGTATAAACATATTGTCTGGGTGTGGGATGCAGTCGGACATAAAACAAAAACATAGTGAGGCGTTACCGTTAGGTGAGTCTATGACCTATGAAGCCAATCCATCGCCTATGGCGTGGGTAGGTAATTCACATACAATGACTTATAGCGTAATCATTCCTACATTATGGAGATGCAATCTTTTAGAATTTTATAAGACCCTGCAAATTTTCAGCGGGGAACCTCAAATAAAAGAAATCATATTAATAGACAATGACATAACATTCAAACAAACAATAAAATCTAACATCCTAAACATAAGCTATAAAATAAAATACTATCCACAAGATGAAAATATATATGTGAATCCAGCATGGAACTTAGGCGTATCAAAATCCTGCGGGGAACACTTAATGATAGTAAATGATGACTTCCACATAACATCTAAAAAAACATTAAAGAACATAATAAAAACACATCAAGAGAATAAAGACATATTAAATAGCATATACGGAATATCAACATCATGCTACATAGAAGAACCAACATCAAATAAAATATACTTAACAGACAATGAAGGAAGAGGAACCGGGTGGGGATGCTTCTTCATATTACATAAAGACACATGGACAGACATCCCAAATGAATTAAAAATATGGTTCGGAGATGACTACATAACAAAACATATATTAAGAAATGGAGGAAAAGTCTATACATTCAAAAATATACATGCATATCCATTCTCACAGACAATATCCCTACAAACATTTAATAGCATCATGGATAATGACACTAAAATATACATGGAGAAATATGACATTTAGATTCATTACTGCATATTTATAAGTAATAACATGTAAGTAATGAGAATAGACCAAATAGAATTATCCGGATCGTTATTTGTCACATCAAGTGCATCAATCATATTAGGAAAGACTAAGATATCCTCTGACAACAACGGGTCAATATCTTTTACAAATGTCAGTAACCCAACTCAAAAAGTAATAGGCTCTTATTCGGGTTCATTCACAGGTAGCATAAAATTACCTACAGTACCACAAGGAGCAGCAGAAACAAATATACTTCTTGTAAATGGTAGTGGTAATGTTGTCTATAGAAGCAACCTATCTTTAACGGGTGCTCAAGGTAATCAAGGCCCACAGGGAAACCAAGGTATTCAAGGAACAGTAGGTACACAAGGTTTCCAAGGCAATCAAGGCCCACAGGGAAACCAAGGTATTCAAGGAACAGTAGGTACACAAGGTTTCCAAGGCAATCAAGGACCACAGGGTAATCAAGGACCTACCGGAATACAAGGTACAGCAGGAACAAACGGAAACCAAGGTAATCAAGGCCCACAAGGAAACCAAGGTATTCAAGGTATTCAAGGTACAGTTGGC